TAACTTTGTACAAACATGGCGTAACAAACTTTAATTTGACAAATAATATTAAATAAAAATATGGAGAGATTATGGCTGCAGAAATTCCAGATATCGAACCAAGTTCATTCTTTTGCGGGGATACAGCAACTTGGAAAATATACAATAGTGATTATCTAGCAAGTACTTATGGATTAAGTTATGCAATGGTAATGACTGGTAAAATCATTACCTTGACTTCAACTGCTTACGAGACAGACACTCATTTAATAACTATATCATCTACTACTTCAGCTACTTATACAGCAGGAACGTACGACTGGATATCTTATTTTACCAAGACTGGTGAACGCTGGAATCGTGGCTCTGGGCAAATGGTGTTAAAAACTAACTACGCTACTCAATCTTCAGGTTATGATGCTAGATCTACAGTTCAAAAGATATTCGAAGCGCTTGAAGCTCTTATACTTGGCAAAGCTACTAAAGATCAATTAAAGATTAAAGTAGGTGATAGAGAAATAACTAAATTATCACCTAAACAGTTGATGGATTGGCGGAATTTCTATGCTAATGAGTATTACAAAGAAATTGGTATCGGCGGAAGGCCTACTCTTGTAAAAATGAAATTTACACAGGAATAAAATGAATATATTTAAAAGACTCTTTATTAGCGAAAAGAAACAAAAAAGAAGTTTCAATGCTGCTAAAATTAATCGTTTATCTGGTGATTGGATAACGAGTCCTCAACAGATTAATGAGGAATTAAAAACTGATTTAAACAAACTTAAAGTCAGATGTAGAGATGCTGCTAAGAACGACGCTCATATGAAGAAATTCTTACGTATGAGGGAAGTTAACATAGTTGGAGACAACGGTATAGTTCTTATTTCTTCAGCTATTGACTCAGTTACTAAACAATTAGATTCTAAAGCTAATGAAGTAATAGAAAATCTATATCGAGACTTTTCTAACAAAAAGAATTTTACAGTAGATGGATCTATGTCTCGTAGAGATGTAGAAAAACTATTAGTATCTTCTTTAGTTTATGATGGTGAGTTCTTTGCGAGAATTGTTAGAGGTTATGAAAACGATCATAATATAGCAATCCAGATAATGGATAGTTATCAATGTGATATGTTGTATAATACTGGAAACAAACAATTAGCTAATGGAAATTACGTAGTTAATGGAGTTGAAATAAATGATTATGGCAAACCTATTAATTATTATTTTCTAACAGGAAGACCTGATAGTTATAGTCTTATGACTAAAAGGATATGTATACCAGCTGAAGATATTATTCATGTATTTAAGCGTGAATATGCTGGACAAACTCGCGGAATACCTCTGGCTGCAGCTGGAATAATGAAATTAAACGACTTAGCTGGCTATACTGAAGCTGAAATAATAGCAGCTCGTACTGCAGCATGTAAAATGGGTTTTTATACAGTTCCTGCTGGAGATGAGATGATTGGTCCTAACGATACTAAAGATATTGATGGAACTTCCTTACTTAAAGAAGCTTCACCTGGAACTTTCGAACAATTACCACAAGGTTGGGATTTTAAAACTCATAATCCTGATCATCCAACTGGAAATCATGCAGCATTTGTTAAAACAACTCTGAGAGAAATAGCCAATGCTTGGAATGTATCCTATAATGAACTTGCCAACGATTTAGAGGGTGTAAACTACTCATCTATTAGACAAGGTGTACTTTTTGAACGTGATTGTTGGAAAGACGAGCAGCAATTTGTTATTGATCATTTTGAAACAATAATATTTAATGAATGGCTTAAGATTAATTTACTAAATGGAAAACTTGCTCCTTTACCTTATGCTAAATTAGGAAAATTTCTAAATTGTGATAAATGGCAGGGAAAACGTTGGACATGGGTAGACCCAGCTAAGGATGCACAGACAAATGAGATAATGGTTGCTAATGGCTGGAAAACTAATGATCAGATAACCTCAGAACAGGGAGGAGATTATTACGACAATATTAATCAGATAAGTCAAGAGAATAAACTTAAAGATAAATTAGGATTAACACTTGGACCTCAACAGGCTATAATCAAAGATCCTAATCAAGAAGAAGAAGTTTTGACAAAACCAAGTAAATAAAATTGAAAGTAATATACGCAGGGTAAAGCCTCTTAACAATGCGCAACCACGCCCTGCCTTTCACTCACTTAGGAGAAACTAATGGAAGAATCAGTTAGAAAAATAATAGAATCAGAAAGATTCTTTAGGCAATCAGATATAGTCTCTGGGACTATTGACGAAGCTACTCGCACAGTAGATATGTCATTTAGTTCAGAACTTCCTGTACAAAGATCTTTTGGAATGGAAATATTAGACCATTCAGAAGGATGTGCAGACTTATCTCGTTTAAATGCAGGTGCAGCTGTACTTGTAGATCATGGTGGAGATCAGATTGGTGTAGTAAAGAAAGCCTTTATAGACCCTACTACTAAAAGGGGAATGGCAAAACTTAAATTTAGCAAATCAGCAAGAGGCCAAGAAATATTCCAGGACATAGTAGATGGAATACGTTCAAATATTTCATTTGCCTATTCAATAGATACTAATTCAATGACTAAAGAGTCAGAAGGTACATACAGAATGTCGAAATGGACACCGCATGAAATTTCCGTGGTAGGAGTTCCGGCGGACGCAACGGTGGGAATCGGACGCAGTCTAGAGAAACTACCTGAAGTACAAGCTGTCGAAGTAGTTAAAGAAGTAGTTATAATAGAAGAAAAACAAAAAGAACAAAATTTAGAAATTAAAACAAACGAAGGTAAAAACAAAATGGAAGACAAAAAAAGAGTATCGGAAATTTTCGCTATTGCTGAAAAACATCCGGAACTAATGGCTGATGCTAGAGCTGCTATCGCATCTGATGCAACGCTCGAAGATTTTCAGAAAACAGCTATGGCTAAGTTATATAATGCTAAAGCTGTAGAAGTAAAAACACAAAGTGATTTATCAGAAATTGGACTTTCTAAAAAAGAAGCTAAAAGCTTTTCAATAGCTCGTGCTATTCAGGCTCTTGTTTCTGGCAACAAAGAACACGCTGCATTCGAATTCGAAGCTTCACGTGCTTGTGCTAAGAAAGCTGGTAAAGATCCTCAAGGTTTCTATGTTCCTAATGAAGTTAGGACAATGAATGTTACTACGACAACAGCTGGGGGAGATTTCGTTGCTACTGACTTACTTGCTGGTTCAATGATTGAAATGTTAAGAAATAAATCCGTAATGTTTGCAGCTGGTGCAAAATCTCTTACTGGATTGGTTGGTGACATTGCAATTCCTAAACAAACTGGCGGGGGAAGCTGCTATTGGATTGGGGAAGGCGTTGATCCTACAGTAAGTGATCAGACTATTTCTCAGGTTACAATGGCCCCAAAAACACTGGGTTGCTATACTGACTTCACACGTAAATTAATGCTTCAGTCCTCAGTTGACATTGAAAGCTTCGTAAGAAGTGACTTGACAACTATACAAGCTATTGAGCTTGACAGAGCTATACTTAACGGAAGTGGCTCTGGTTCAGAACCTGCTGGGTTGTACGCTAAGATAACTGGTACTTATGTTCCTTCTCTCGGTACAAGCGGCGGCGCTCCTACATGGGCTAGCATAGTTGCTTTGGAAGCTAGAGTTGACGCTCAGAATGCATTAGCTGGAAGCTTAAGTTATATCACAAACGCTAAGGTTCGTGGTACATTAAAGTCTACACCTAAAGTAAGTAATTTCCCTCAGTACTTGATGGATGACTCTGGAAGAGTAAACGGTTACACTTGCCATGTTTCTAATCAGGTTCCTGGTACAATTACTAAAGCTGGATCTGGTGCTACACTGTCAGCAATGATATTTGGTAACTTCAGTGATATCGTAGTAGGTTTCTGGGGATATTTGGATGTTAAGATCGACCCGTACGCTCTCAGCAAGTCTGGTGGCATAAGAGTTATCGTACTCCAAGACTTGGATACTAATGTACGTCATATCGAATCTTTCTCCGCTCTAAAGGATATCGTTACGATATAATAATACGGGGGCAAAAGCCCCCTTTTTTTAGGAGAATTTAATTATGAAATATTTTCAAGTTTATGATCAGAATACAGTTGTTTGCCAAGAAGTTATGGCTTTAGGACAACAGACAACTACTCAAACAAGTTCAGGGTTTGATATATCTACTTACGAAGGGCTTCTTTCGTTTTTCTTACATTCAGGAAATACGAATCAAGGAACTCTTACAGTTACAGTAGAAACATCACATGACGACAATGCTTATGTACCTCTTGCTCCTCTTACAGGTGGAACAGGATTCACAGTTATTACTACTTCTAATGGTGGAATATTTGCTCTTAACTACGACATAGAAAAAGCACGTAAATATATTAAAGTTGTTGGCACAATTGCCGGAACAGCTACAGTTACATATAGCGTATACTTCTTAGGAAAGAAGAATCGTGGAATAAGTGCTTAATACAATAATTAAGAGCTCCCTTAGGGGGGCTTTTTTTTTGTCTTTTTTATATTTAGATATTGACATTTTTACATAAATATGATATACTTTCTTTTAAATATTAAAGAATTTTATAGGGGTATAAAATGCAATTAACACCAGAAATACGTAAACTAGCAGAAGCTATGCTAAGTGGCCAGCAAAACTCAGGGAGTATTCCAAACTTTGATATAAGAGAACTTCAAACTAATAAAATAGCAGTATCTCTTACCTGCCACCAGCCTTATTTGAAGTTTTTATTCGATCAAATTCATGCTATTAATCATCAGATTGAACCAGCATTTGAAAAGTTTCTATTCTTAGATAATTGTGAGATTGATGGATTAAAAAAACTCTTTCCTGATTGGAAAATAGTACATGGTAACTGGGGTTCACCAAATCCTGGTCGTAATATTGCTATTAACGAAACTAAAGCTGACTGGATAGTATTTGCAGATGCTGACGATATTATGAAACCTAATTATCTGCAGTCTATTAAAAAGGTATTAAATACTGCAAAAGAAAATGTTGGGATAGTATACGCTGACTTAGA